TCTGTTGCGCCTGCGCTTTTTATGCTGGCAACTAAGTCCGCATGATTCGCCGCGAGGTATTCGCTGGTGATCTCGGTGGCCAGCACCGATTTAGGGTTTTGGTTGGTAGACATGGTGGTGACTCCAGTTGGTTTGCCGTTGATTTCGGCGATCAGTTGTTCAAGGGTTGATTCGCGGTCGGCCATACCGGCGGCAATTGCGTCGGCGCCTAAGCGCATGTCGCCCTGACCGAAATCAGACAGGACTGTTTCTTCACTAACGCCACGATAATTCGCAACGTCGGCAATGAAGATGCTGGTGAGTTTGTCGACAAAGGTTTGCGCTAGTGCGCGACCTTCTGGCGTACCGTAGTCGGGCCGCTTATGTGGGCTTTGCGTGCTCACAATCTCTATTGCGCCAGTATCACGATTCGGAAACACGGTAAGCACACTGCCGATTGAGCCAACGGCGCCAGTGCGCGCAATAACAATTTCACCCGCCGCAGACGCCATCCAATAGCCTGCACTGGCAGCGTTGCCGCCCACATAAGCAATAACCGGTTTAGTGCTGTTGTGGATCATTGCCGAAAATTCAGCGATGCCACTGGCAATGCCGCCCGGTGTGTCCATCATCAACACAATGTGTGTGGTGCGTGGGTCTGCCTCAGCGGCTGCAAAATCAGTCGCTAGTGTCTCTACCGCTGGCCAGCCGTAGTAGTCAGTCATCCAGTTGCTGTACCGAAACACAGGGCCAACAATTGGCATTAACGCTACGTTTTCGCGCTGGGTAACAGTTCGCGTATTTACAATTGGGCGACCAAGGCGACTTTGCAGCGCAGATATGTCGCTGGTTTGATTCAGTGCAATTTCGCTGATGGAACGCAACGCTTCTGGCGTAATGGCCCACGGCTCATTGCACAGCAATTCAAACTCCGCCCCGCGGTGAATACTGGGCGAAGATTCAGTTACTGGATCTGGCATAATTAATTCCGCTCGGGTAGGTCGGGGTTATTTTTCGGATCACTTTGATCGTTGGGGTCTGGGTCGGCTTTGCTTTCTTTAAGCGGGCCGAGTCCGTCTTCCACACGACGCTTATTTTCAAGTGCGAGCTGCTCGTGGTTTTCTTCCCAGTCGCTGCCGTCGTAGAGCATGCTTTCTTTGGCGCGAGTGCTTATGCCAATAGAGAGGCGTTTTTCTGCGGCATTGGCATCTTTCAGCGGGTCTACTGTGCCGGGGCCATCACCTACCCAAATGCTGCCGCAATATGCCCAGCGTAAAAGTGGATCTTTGAAAAAGCCGGGGGCCTCTACATCACCGAGCGCAACGGCTTCTTCTAGCCAGTGTTCGTAAATTGGCTGGCAATATTCATTGGCCAAGAATTCACGGCAACCGCGGACAAACTGCCACGCTTCCATAACAGCGGCCCGCGCTGCGGTGTAGCTGGCGGTAAAGTGTTTAATCAGCACTTCGTACGGTAGTTCTAATGCAATGCCCACTTGGCGGAGCATGGCCAACACAAACGGGTCAAAGGCTTGGTTTGGTCTACCGGGTGTAGCGGTATCTACCTCGCAACCGTCGTCTAACTCCGCAACGATGCCGCCGGTTAACGTGCCATCCCATCCACCTTGGCGTTTATCACTACCATTTGGTGTTTCACCGGTAGCCGCTGACGCAAGCGGGCTCATACCACTACCGCCGGGCTTTTTAATAAACACAGCAAAGAACGCGCTAACGACGGCGGCTTCTAATTCCGCGTCTGTGTATCGGTCTAGCTGTTTAAGCTTTTCAATTACCGGTGCTAGGTATGGCACACCGCGTGGCTGACCTACGCGGCGTTTGCGGTACAAATGCAGCAATGCGCGCTTGCCAGTTCCAGTAAAGAACTCGCGCTCATCCCAGTGCATGTCTTTCACACCCAACGCGCCAGGGTGACTACGCAAAATGTGCGCTTTTAGCGGCGCGCCATCGTCGTCACGCTCTATGCCGGCGGTGAGTTTTTCGGTGTCGGATCTGCGCTGCGGATTACAAACGCGGTCTGCCTCAATTAGCTGCTGACAGGCGCTATAGCGTTGACCAGGACGGTCTTTGTGTACCAATAAACTGAATACATCGCCGCTGCTAAGCACTGAGCGCCACGCCAGATCTTGTAAGCCGTAAAAGTTTTGCTCGCGGCAAATGTCTGGCGCGGTGCTTTCTGCATAAGAGCGAAACAGTGCCTCGGTTTTACGCTGCCATTTACGGGTTTTTTCTTCGTCCCAACCGAGTACTTCGCGGTTTACTGCGCATTTAAGCGCCAGGCCTGTGCCTACCGTTTTGGTAACCACGGTGTTTATGGCGCCACCGGCAATAGGGTTGTTACGTTCCAGATCCCGGCTGCGTTCGCGCAGCGTTGGTAAATCTGGTAACAGATCTGCGGCAGCGCTGCCGTTCGAGGCATTATATTTACTCAAGGTACGCTTACGACGAGAGGCACCTGAATAACCACCCAACGCTTGCAATGCCATTCTGGCTCTTAGACGGTTGGCGCCAAGTTCTGGCGATGCCCAGGTAATGACCTTGTCGAGCATTGTCGGTTCTGGCAGTTTGGTGCGGCTCATAGCGGCGTGATGCCCCGCAAGGTAATGCCACGAGGTGTACCCGACGCTATGCGATCAACTTGGTTCTGCCAGTAATCGATCATACGAGTGACTTCTGCCGCGTCGGCGTATTCAAGCTGACGGGCACCAATGCGGTAACTTTGCTTTTTGCTAACCGCAAGGCTGGCATCTAGCCACGCCTGCAATTGGCTTTGTGCTTGTTCAAGCGTTATCGACATTCGTAATTACCTTGTTTGGGAAAGCACACGTAATCGGCTACGTCGCCCTGAAACAACAACCCCGCCAGTTGGCGGGGTTTCTGTGGGTTTGTTTGGTTCGTCCGGAGAGTCATCCGGATCCGGCGTAATGGGTACCGGCGCAGGTTCAAACAATGCGCCCTGCCTGATGTTGCCCTCTATCGTTGTCCAATCTGCCTCTGTAAGCAGGTGCGTTTTGAGCGACCTTGCCGCATGTAGCGCATACGTTTCGCAGTCAGTGCCTTCGTTAGCTTCACCGGCTTTCTTCTGCCAAACTTTGCGACCATGATGCTTGCGGCTTGGTGCTTTAATCTCAGCCGTGATCTGACGCCAGTAGTCCGGCCGCACGGTGTCGTAAAAGTGCATTCGACCGGGGCCAGCACCTGTAAGAGGCAAGCGACCTTCAATCCACAAATCCTTTGCGCGAGAAGTACCGACAATATAGGGCCGCAACCCGTATTTATAAGCCTTTTGCTCATGGTCGGTATCCAGTGCCTGCCGTGGTGGGCTGAATATTTCGCGGCGTTCATCGTCGCGCGTATTTGCCCGTTCACTGGCGCCTTTCACGGCCATTACGCCTTGGCCCTGATACTGCCGACAAAACGCATAGGCGGCGTCTTGGGTGGCGGTACCGTCTGAAGTATCTAGCGATATCGCAAGTACTCTCAGTTTTGCGCCACTTTCGTGTTCAATCGGGGCAAAGAGTCGTTTGGCTAAATCGATCCAAACGCCTTGTCCGGGCAAAGTGACTTGCCCAAATATTTCACCCCAGTAAACAAGCCAGCTTTCTTCACCACGACCCCACGCCCGAATAACAATTGCCACACGGTCATGCTGCACGTCGACGCCGGCAGTAAGTACTAAGCCGCCAGCGGGAACAAATAGTTCAGGGTAGCTTTCGGCACGTTCTGCCAGTTTGTCCGCGTCGGGCAAGTCAGATTTGTACTCGTAGGCGCGGCCCTGTTTCTGGTTTACAAATTTGATCATCATGGACAGGTCACCCTGCCGCGCCCGGTGTTCAGCGTTGAGCTGTTCCCGTACCAAACCGGCTAAGGTGGTGCCTTCCATGCAGGCGTAAAGTTCATTGAGTTCTAAAAATCCAGCGCGACCGGCGAAGGGTTTTGTTTGCACCCATCCACATAATGGATCGCCACGCTCAATCGCGTTAAATACCGTGTTTCGTATGTTTTCACGGCGCTGGTAGTCGTCCCACATTTCTCCGCAGTGTGGGCAGGAATAGACCGCTGTGCTTGGGTCTACTCGTCCATAAATCTCATGAGGTAATTGTCCCTCAGGTATGTCCAGTGCGCTGATGTGCGCAAAATCTAATACATGGCCTTTGCCGCAACCGTTGCAGATGATCGGCAGTACACGGCAGTCAGTTTGTGCAAGCCGTGCTTCTGTTTTACTAACGCCTTTGATTGCCGGTGTACCACCAACAAGCATCTTGGATCCGGGGTAGCGTTTAATTCGCTCTTCAAGCAGGCCGATCGCATCGCCCTGTCCCTTAACGTCGTCACTGGTGTCGTCTGGCTCTTCAACAACAGCCAGCCCAACAGAGGATGTCGACTTAACGTTGCCAGGCGAATTAGAGGCAACCAGTTTTAAGAACCCACCGGGGAAGTTCTTATGATCCCAGCGGTTTCCGCTTTGCCGACTGGTCGAGACCGGCATCAGCTTTTCTATCGCGGGGTTGTCTTCAACTGTCGGCTTTAGTTTTTCATCGTGAAAATTCTTGCCGTCCTTTTCCTTGGCAAACAGCACCATGATCGGACGCGGCAAGAAGTGAATAAATTTAAAAATGTAACCGATTAAAAAATAAGTCCAACCGATCTGGCTGGCCTTCATCAAATCTACTTCGTCTACTTCTGGGTCATCCAGTGCGGCAGCAACACCAAGAAAATAAGGCGTATAGAAAAAGTCATACAAGCCGTGCAACACACCCGACACTGGCGGAAGATAAAAATTAGTTTGGATATACTCAGCGGTTGCAACTTCCTGCTGAGGCAGAAAGCTATCCGCTGCCTCCAGTAAGCTGCGCGCCAAGTTTTCCCGCGTAGCCTGCAATTCGCTCGGTTGTAGCTCCAGCAACTTTGATCACCAATGATCGATCAATCGTGATTTTGTTCACGCTTTCGATTTCCTGTAACAGCCGCTCTATACCGCCGCTATATTCGCGATTGGCGAAACTAGCCCAATCAACAAGACAATGCTGCGCATCTGCCGCCGGCACCAAAGAGCCCAATTTTTCGTTATAAGCCAAACGACCATTCGCCGACTTAACTTGCATGTCTTCAAGCCGCGCTGCGTTCAACTCGTCCAGCATTGAGCCACCACGGCCAGCAGCCTTAGCCCGCAGATCGCGAATGTATGCAACCCGTACTTCGTCCATTGTCAGCTTCTGCCAATCAAGCCCAAGCGTCTTCATCACATCACGGGCATTGCGTTCGCTCATGTCTAAATGGCGAGCAATGTCACGCTGTGTTGGCATAAAAGACCCGATTTAAATCAAACAATGAAAAGTGAATATCACGCCAAACTAAGGGCCACCACTGAAGCGGAACCCCCTATAGCAATTTGAATCTGCAAACAAATCGGGGCCCGAATTACCCCGTTGGCCAGATCTGCCAAAGAACCTATTGTTTTGGGGTGAAGGCACCCCTTGCCCGCCCTACCGTGGTGCAAAAATCGACGAGTCTCGCCGGAATCGTGGTCATCGCGACATCTCGCGCTCTAATGCACGAACAAGCAGAGGTTCAAACTCTTTGGCAGCTATGCGCTGCGCCACACCATAGAAATCAAAGCGCCGTTTGTACGTTGGTCGCTTAACAAATATCAGTATGGGCCTAGCACCATTGCCAACACGCTGCCATACACCCAGTGGGCCAGATCCATTGCCCGGCCGCCCTACAAAGTAGTCAGGCTGGTTACGCCGACGCTTGCGGCTCTTCGCCGTGCGGTTAGCCATAAAGCCTGACATACGCTCAGCAGCACCAAGGGCAGATAGTATTTGTATTATCTGACCTCGGCTCATATTGCCTGACGCATC